CGTTATTACCTCCAGCAAAAACAATCCCCACTGCCTTTGATCCGTCTAAGGTGACGACCAGAGAGCCGCTATCGCCTGGCTCTGAAAATGTATTACCACCCTCACCCAGTACAGCCCAGACATCCGTGAAGTAGACAATAGACTGAAAACGATTGGACTTATACGGAATTGCTAAAGGTAAGACCACTTGGCCCGCTACTGTTCCATTTCTCAGACCGGTGGTGCGCCCAACCTTTTTAACTCGCATGCCCGCCGTTGGTTGTATAGCTTCAGGTGGAGTGTCGTACGACCCATTGCCCTGAATCGACGTGACATTGTTCGGATCGGTTATCAAAAAAATTGCAGCATCAATCTCTTGCAAGCTTATTTGTTGAGGATCTCCGCTGCTTAGTGCCACTAGCTCCAGATGAGTGCCGATAGCTAAGGGAGGTGGGCTTGAAGGAGAGGCATCGAAGGGCGAAGGGCTGAGGATATGCATCCCAGACGGGGTATGGTTTGACTCACCTGTCACATGATTGTTGGAAAAACCTACCATTCGACCATCTCGAAGAGTCCCGAGAAATCCGAGCGTACCCGCATCAAATGTCTGGCTGCAAATGACCGAGGATCCACAAGATATGCGGCCATCATGGGTAAACCAAAGTGGCGATCCTGAAGCCGCCGAGTAAGGAATTACCGGTGGATTCGCTTCAATCGTGGTTTTTCCGATATATGAAAAATTCAAGCCACGGACGCGCTTTGGCAGTTTCTTATCAGTCGCTGAGGAAATCGCACCTTTGCACAGAATTGCCACAGATTCATTTTCATCATCCGCAGTGATAGCTGTGATCTTCAAGCGGTGGAGCGCCTGAGAAATTCTTTTTGCGGACTCCGAATCCGTGTCAAATAAAACTTCTAAGGTCAGATATTCGTCGGAAGGGGCCGCGTCGCGCGACGCTAAAGCACCATGCCGCCTTGCCCACTCATGAAGCGCTCGGCCCACCCTTAGTGCATTCATACTGTCAGCTGGCTTTGCGGCCTCTGGTATCAAATCTACGTCTACCGCATCCATATTGCTCACCTAGACCTGTTGTAATAGCATTTTTGTTATTTGTTAGTTAAGTCCTGCAAGTTTTGTAGGTCTGCATCCTTCCCCCGCACAATCCTTCCAGCCTTCACCTCATCCGCATAACCCGCGAGCTTATGCCGCCGAACTTCCAACAGCGCCCCCATCTTCATCAGCGCCATTGCTTCGTCGGGAGTCCTGCATTCAGCCATGCCTGTCAGCTCACCTACTGCCCAGCGAATGACCGCGCTCGCATCCTCAAGGTCATAGAACAGCTCCTGCTGGGCGGTACGGGGCCCGTCAAGCCCCTGAATGAGATCTGCCATCAATACCTCTTCTGCCATGGCAGTCTTCAATGAACAGTTTTTCGGCTCTCGCCAATCCTTATCCGATCCAGCGCCCTGTTTAATGCATCTAAGGCATCGAGAAGGGCTTTCGCCTCGGCTTCTCGACCATCGCCCCAAAGACGTTCAGCCATTTTGTTCAGGGCGAGGATTGATCGCTCTATGTCTGAAGCCGTTGCGTCGACTTTGCTATCCGGCTGATTCTTCGTGGTGATGGGCATGGCTTCAAACCGGTTGTCCGTTCCACACATAAAGTACCCGAGCCAAAATGTGGGTGTCGTCCACACGGATATCCTCGGGGTCGTGGTGCTTGTTGTCCGAGATCATCTTGAAGCGGTCTTTGCCTTTCTTCTGAAGGCGCTTCACGTACAGCATTTCGTCGTGGGAGAAGAGGTAGATGCCATCTCCAGTGAACTCCCGAATCGTGATGTCCACGAGAAGAGGGTCGCGATCCTTAATAGTCGGAGCCATCGATTGGCCCCACCCAGTGATCATCTTGAGGTGGAAATGCTCTTTGAACGTAACGCCCATCTCGCGCAAATGCTTGGGGCTGACTCTTATGTCCTGAAGCATTTCGGGGTATTCGTGCGGGATCTGCCCGCCCCCCATTGCAGCTCGGACGTCGTAGTGAGCAATCCACACCTCATCACCCACTTGGCCTGGCCGAGAGAAATCCACGGTGATGACGTTGCTTGGCTCTTCGGCAGCGGCAAGCAGTCTCTGCCTTGCAGCTTCAGACAGCGACTTACCCTGCTTATCTAGCATTTGACGAACGATGTCTGAAGCTGTCGCGTCTGGCGCTGAAGCGGTGGCGCGCTCAGCGCTGCTGGTGAGCCCGCTGATCTCCTTCGCCAATCTCTTGCTGAACTTCTCTACTGGTACATCCAGCAGGCGAGACAGCACCGCGGCAAACTTTACATTCAGCGGGTTCGTGCCGTTCAGGTACATAGCGACAGCGGCAGCAGAAATATCAGCTGCTTCTGCAAGGCTTGCTTGAGTGAGGCCAAGGGCGTTTTTTTTCGATACGAAAAGCGCCTTCGCGGCGTCGCACTCAGCTTTCAGCTCTGGGGACAGTTCTTTCTTTTTGCTCATCCGTGAAATTTAACCGTTGGTTAATTTATTTGCGGCAACCGGCGGTATTGCTAGAAACCTAACCGGCGGTTAATATCGTTCTCGAAAACACCATTCGAGAATTCCAGAATGAAGCAGATCCCACTTACAGAGCTGGTTGCTACGAAAGGGCAGGCCTTTGCGGCCAAGGCTCTGGGGGTCAGCCCTGCGGCAATCAGCAAAGCCATCGCGGCCGAACGAAATATTTCAGTCACCTGCAACTCGGACGGGACTTTTGAAGCGCATGAGCTGAAGTCCTTCCCGGCGCAGGCAGCCCTCAAAAAATCCGCCGCCTAACCCAGCACCGTCACCCCGAAAGCGGAAGTGAACCTATGGCCTACGACGACAAAGCGCATCGGCACGAACACCAGGTGAAGGTGCGGCTCGATGACGAAGTCTTCCAAGAGCTCAAGGAAGTTGCTCGCGACATGAAGCTGCAACACAGCGTGCTCAGCCGGGAAATCATCGAAGCGGCGCTTGAGGTCAGGCGAACACTGGGTGAGCTGCCGTTTGAGCTTGAAAGGCGACAGGCCTGAAAAGGCACCAGAGGGGGATTTATGCCCGACGCAGTAGTGGATCTCAGGAAGAACGCAACGGAAGAACTGGCGCGTTGGGCGCTTGAGATGGGGATCACCTCAGATGCATTGGCCTCCGAGCTTGTGCGAATGGCGATGCCGGGGCTCAAGAAGGCGATATGCGATTCAGCAAAGCCCGACAGCAACGTCCTGACCTTCGCCATCAAGCGATGAGTGCCGCCCCTTATTAGGGACTGGAGAGCGAGAAGGGCAGACCGGTAACGGTTTCCAAATTTGGTGCTGGTCCCTGGTTCGGGACTGGAAGAGAAAAAGGTCATGGATACGTCCCTGATCAGTTGATGGACGAATTATTGCCTTGTTGGCGTATCGCCACCACGGAAACAAAAGCGAGGTTTTACGGATGGAAGATTTTCTGCGGGCTTGCCAGAGCGCTGTTCTGGACAACGAGGCGAAAGCCCTGGCGGCAAAGATGGGTGTCCCGCACGTAGGCCTTCTTCAGCGCGCCAATCCTGACAACGATGCTCATCACCTGACCGTGGAACATCTGTTCGGGATCCTGCTGCACACCGGCGACATGCGTCCGTTGATGGCACTGGCGGAGGAGTTCGGCTTTTCCCTGGTGTCGAGGGTCGTCCCGGAGCCGCAAGCCCTGACGTCATCGCTGATCAATGTCGGCAAAGAAATCGCCGACTTGACCATCGCTGTGCACGAGGCGCTCGGCGACAACCACGTCAACCAGTTTGAGAAAGCCCAGATCCGAGTCGAGATCGACCACGTCCGCAAGAGCCTGGATGTGATGGATTCGTCGGTGAAGGCTGCCTGAATTTCAGACACAAAAAAGCCGACGTACGAGGTCGGCTTTTTCTACAGCGGTAAAGCAAGTGGAGAAGATTATGCACGCACACACACAACAGGACAATACCGGACAGGTCGCGACACGTTTTGTTAATTCCGAAAACGTGTCGCGACTCAAATCTCGTTCTCAGGGAGTCAAACAATGACCCCCAACAACATCATCCAGCTGAACAGCAG